CTAATACCTTCATCAAGTAAATGTGAAAGGATGATGTCGTAGAGATCTAGATCTTCTCTGTTAAATTTAACGATTTTATTAGATCCTTGTTTTGGTTTTCTTTCTTTAATTTTGACTTTTGAATTTACTTTATTTCCAATATTGCTTTTCGGGTTAAGTGGATCTTTATATCCTTTTGGAAGTCCTAAGGGAGAGTCTCTATAAGATTTCGTATCAGCATGTGGATCTATTCCTCGTCTTTTCTTATATGTGGGATCAGAAGGTGATTTTCCTCTGTTTCTTTTATGTACCATTCTAGCAACACCTCTATTCATCCGTATTGTTCCAGGATTTGTGTTCTGTCTTGGTTTTCCATCAGGTCCTTCTGATCCTATACCGCTAGCAGAAGCTCTGCGTTTCATTCTAGATAATTCATTCTCTGGAGTATTTGAACCCATCCCCAAATGCTTTTCAAGTCTATTTGCTTCATCAACAGTTTCAATTTCTTCGTTTGCTTTTACGCAACGATTGTAGGTTTTTCCAAAGAGTTTCTGAGTTCCTGCTTTCTTGTAACCCTTCCAGCATTTTTTTCCAGCTTCGTCGATAGTTTCGACTTCTTCACCCATTCTTTTTGCCTTTGTTTTTGCAAGAATTCTTTGCTTGGCATCATATGCTGGTTTGTTAGGACCATCTTGTGCCATGTGACCTTCACGTTTGGCGCTCAGTCTAGCAACCAACTCTGATGGTGCTCTTCTCTTGTCAACTTCCTCTTTATTGAACTTCTTATCAGTCTTCAATCTTGCAGCAGCAACTTTCCCAGAAGGGGTTCCTGCACGATTCATACCAGCAATACTTTGTTGTGCTCTTGATTTTTGCTGCTTTTTCTCCTTTGCATCAATTTTTGCTTTCACCTCTGCTTCACTTGCAGCATTTGAAGATCTTTTCTTTGCAGTTTTTGTTTTCTGAACCTGAAAAGCATCACCTGCACCATACTCTTGTCTTCTTGCATTTGCAGATCTTTCTGCTCCTTTCCTAGTTAAGTTGTCGCCACTAACAACCTTCTTTTGTTTTTTGATAGTGACATCATCTTTAGGATCACCATCACCACTCTTGAATGATGTTGAAATCACACGATATCCTTCTTCGACTTCCTCTTTAGTTGCTCTAGCAGACTGGAAGTTGCGAGCCATTTGCATTGATGCTTTCTTCTGTTTCTTTTGCCTCTTAGAACCAAGTTCAGATCTTTCAAGTTCGTCAGATCTTCTCATTGCACGAAGACCAGGAGACATGCGTGCCTTTTCATCACTACTCATCAATCTATTATAAGTAGGAGCAGGGGACTGATACATTCCCTGATACTTCTCATCAACTTTAACTTCTTTCTCCTTTGACTTCTTTTTATAAACTTCTACAGGAAAAGTTTCTGTCTTTCCACCATAAGTTGCTCTGACTGAACTTGAATACTTTCCTTCACCCATCAACTTGGGTCCTCTTGGTTTCTCTTTTGGTGCTGTATTTTTTGAAAACTCTTTGAACTTGTTTGCAGGAGTTAATGGAGTATCAACTTTAGCAGCAGGAGTTAACTTTTTATTGGCAACCTCTCTTTCGTTGGGATTATCCGACCTCTTCATATTATTAATTTTTGATTGCCTAGATGCATCTCTGTGTTTCTTGGAATCAATTGGATCTGGCATAGCACCCTCAGAAACTAAAGGTTCTGGTTTGATGAGATCAATGAACTCATATTCCATTGCTTTAAAGTCGTCTCTCCAATCAGAATACTGATAGTCGTCTGACAGATGTTTTTTACCTTTCTTAAGCATTGCACCAGCAGCAGTTGCTAATCCTGCACCAACTTGAGTTGCGACAGATTTACCCTCTTTCTTTTTCTTCATAGCAGCTTTATGTCCTTGCCATGCGGAGAGTGCACCTCTTGCCAGAGTATCTGCTACACCCTTTACGAGGGTAGATTTAACTGGTTTCTTTTCAGACTGCTTCTCCTTTGCAGTTTCAACTGCTTTCTCTGCCGCAGGTCTCTTTTTAAATGCACCAGATGGTGATGCTGCTTTGATAGTTCTATCACCTCTGGCAATAGTTGCCTTTGTTGTTTTTGCTGGTTGAGTTCCTTTTGGCAATCTCTTTGGAGTTTTCTTTTTGCCAGTTAAAGCATATGCCTCAATCAACTCAGAATCTTCTGCAAGATCATGAACAAATTCAACGAAATTTTCAACTCCAAGTTCTTCAATGAAAATTGCTAAACCTTCTTCGTTGATACCTTCATTAAAGAAGTATTGTGCTGCATTATCTACAATCCATTCTTCTTTTTTTGTTTTTGTGTCACCCTTAAGTGTTTTCTCTTTATTTTTCCTTACAGTCTCTTTTGCTTTAGCTGCAAATGATGCATAATCCATCTCTTCACTCTTATTTCCCCAGTTAGCAGCACCAACCTTACGACACTTAACTAATGCACCAGAAGCATAAGCAGAAGGCCAGACAGAATAACGTGACTTGACCTTATGATAGCAGGCATCCCTTTTCTTTTTCTTCTCTTCTTCTACAATGTTTGCTTCTGGTTCAAACGAAT